ATTCTCATATAAAATGGGCGTTTTAAATGAGAAAAGGTGTAATAGTTCTACAGTTCTACATAATATTTTTAGAATACAATTTTACCAAATTATAGACAAATACGCCATTATTTAACGAACAACGGTTCCAGATTGTTTAACCAGCCGTTTTTGCGCAAGCTCGGCGGTTTTTGCGTTGTGCTGTTGTCTAGCATTCATTGCACGTTCAAGCCATCTTTCCTTGATTGGCACTGGAACGACCACCTGAAAGTGACGCTCGTATTGTTCGGGATTATCATAAAATAAATTACATCCGCCGGGGTATCTACCTTCACCCGTTGCTAGGCGGACACTAAAAAATAAATCTTCATCCGCGGTTCCGGTGCGAAATGGAGCACGACGAACGCCGGTGATCGCATCGCGAATATACATCTGTGGGTTGGCGGATGTTTCGTAAAACTCGATTTTCAGTGATTTACCTTTTCCCTTAACTCTTCTCGAAACGCTGTTAAAGCCGGGGTCTTCGTATTTTGCGGACTTTAATCCGGTGGCGCGATTATGATACGACTCATCCGTACTCCTATCGGACGAATACTCATAATGCTTGTTGTTCTTGAACCCGTATGATTCAGTATCTGGAATAGATTCGTCCGCATACTCTTCACCATTGATAGAACCCGAATAGATAGACATTTTAAATGAATGCAACGAAAGTTTAGGTGTATTGTAGGATACCTGTAATTTATAACTAGATATATTACCTTTTTTTTATATTCATTTTCACAATATGTTTTCTATTATATTATATCTACAATTTATATATTGCGGTTTACACACATACAATGATTGATCTTGTAAATTTCCAGATATACGGTTATCCGGTATTAATGTATGCTATGATTTTGGTAACTACCGGCGCAATTACGTATGCAACAGTAAACGCCGATCAAATGCCATCTATCAGCGACGTCTCCTTACTACCCCCCGAAATCGCCGCACCACCGCCCGCTATTTCGCCAGTTCAACCGCAACCACCAGCTCCGGCATTTCCGGGCGCCCCAAGCCCGATTCCTCCAGCCCAAGGCGGAAAACGCCGACGCAAAACGCAGAAACAAACGCGCAAGAAAAGGAGGTCGCATTCTTTGAAACGACGCGAATAACGGATTCGGCCATCTATCATCTATAACCCAACCCAAATATTCTATAATAAACGGCATAAAAACACCGCATTAAAAAATATACGATTTTGCAAGAATGAGCACACCCACCGACAAAACAGTGACAGTTGCGGATTTTGTGGAAATCTTAAACCAAAACCCTGGAGGCGTAGTATTAAAACTTACCGCTGAATGGTGTGGACCCTGCAAACGCATTGCGCCAGACGTCGACCAATGGATGGCGAGATTACCCGAGAATATCCAAACGGTGATAGTCGACATAGATGACTCTATCGAATTATATGCCAAATTAAAAACAAAACGGTTAATTGCAGGAATCCCCGCATTATTATTTTGGAAGAAATCTTCGAAATTTGAAACACCGGATAATGTAATGATAAAATCGGTAAAACAAGAGGTGGATTCGTTTTTTGAATACATATTCGCATATTCGCGAGAAATAACACCCAGGGAACACAACGCTCAAACACGGAACACGACTACTGCATAGGATATGATTCCAAATCGGTGGCGTATTTCGGCACATATTCATATAGCCGCGAGTAAAATGGGATCGAAGGTTTAGCATAGGACGTAATGTCTACTGCATATTTTAGGAAATGGAATAATACTTTTGCGTTTTTTGGTTCGCGCGCGATGTCATACATAAATATATTCGAAACGTTACCGCTAACTACTTGTGTTAAGTCGCAGCACTCCGCAAATAATGCCAATGTGGATAAATGCGAGAGTATGTACACGTTGTATTCGTTATAGAGAAATAGTATATTATACGTGTAATATTGGTATCCAAACCAGTTGTATAGTATGTTTGCGTATACTTTTGTTTCGTTTAATGCCAACTGTATTATACGAGGCACTGCATTTTCCAATTGTGAATCGGTCACGCACGGGCAACCGCGAAACCGTAAATAATTGGCAATCATACATTTTTCAGGCGCCACGTTTTGATCTACTATCCAATCGACGAGAGATTTAGCAAATTCATTGACGTTTTTTATGGTTATACGGATATCGTATAGCGCGATTGAAATATGCGGGTGCTTTAGTTGAATCTCGCGTATTGCCGCCTTGTTTAACTCTCGTAATTGAGAGTCGGAGAAATCGTCCACCACAATAACCAATGAGGTTATTCTGGTTTTGGGATAGCGGATAAATGCCGGCACCATTTGGTATTGCGCATTCGACGCGAATGCATAGTCGGATAATGTAGCCGGATTGCGGAACTTAACAGTTGGTTCATTTATTTTTCCGCCGATGGAAATATATATGGTATCATATTGTCGCGATTCAACGGATGTTTTGGGGGTAATGTATTTTGCAATTTCAGTTGAGAAAGACGACATTTTATAAATATGGCAAAAGGTATTTGGTTTAGTATCGATGTGTTATTATTGTTTCAATTTTTTACTTTTATATTTTTATAATATATACACACTTTGATTGAATATGAGTAAACGCCCGCCCACATCAAATCCCGACAATAGTAAAATACCAAAGCCAAACGAAACCTATCCGAATCCCGCGGAATCAAATACCAAGTCGTTCATCGAATTGTCACCAAGTTCGTCAAATTTTACCTCGTCATTGGTATCACCGGTAACGTCATTGGTATCACCGGAAAGTGTGTTTAGAACAAGCTTGGGCGATTCGAAATCCCAATTTGCATCGACTGTATCACAGAAAGAATTTCCAAAAGATTCAGTGTTACCTGGTAATGATGAACCGATTAGTCACGAGATTAAAGAACTGGAGAATTCGGATATATCCCAGTTTTCGGCAGGACATTTTTCTATTTCTGCGGCTAGCAATAATTCCAAATCTAAGTTATTAGACCAGTATGATAACTTGTTGGCGGATGAATTAACCATTTTAGATTTATACGCGAAATCCTTTCACAATTTAGTGCAATATCTTATTCAAACAGCGAACAGCGCAGTAATCGATTTTTTTAATTCATCCGATACACCAGGTGGCATCAAACAATTAGATCTTAAGAATACGCAGTTTTCCAAAAATTGGTTAAAATATAAAATTATGGTGGATGAATTGAACATATTTATAGATAGTTATAATAGTGTTCGTGAAGGTGTTGACAAACTAAATGAGAATAGCGTAAACGATCTGTTAAACAAGATTCAAAGCATTCAAACCAAATACAGAGAAATCCAATCGTTCGTAAAAAATGTATTCGAAGTGAAACAACTATCCGGGGTATTATCACCAACAACAATTGCACAAATAAGTAGATTGGTTAGCGAACCGGTAGATGCGTTAGGCGAGTCATTAACACTTTATGATAAAAAAAAGCTAAAAGCCGAATTAATTAATAACGCCATTACGTCGAAATGGGAAAAGTTTAACAAAATACTACGTAAACTGGATCAGATTTCACATAAATTAAAATTGCGTAAGTTTATAGTAAAAATCGAAGCCGCAAAAGATCCTGAAGACGACAAGCCATCGTTTTTATCTAAATTAATATCCGCAACAAACGCGCTTGCGACATATGCGGCAGAAAAATTCGATTTAAATAACATCAATGAACCAGCCAGAAACGACGTAGCGGACCGGAATGATCCCAACCAAATCGACTTATTATTAGCGGTGCTGAAAGATGCGCAAAATAAAGCACGTGAAATCAAACAGATGTTTAGTGACCTAATTGGATCAAACGCATCAGTAGAAGAAGAATCAACCAGCCAATTGCTCGAAGAAAAGGTTCCATCAGCGACGGTTACGGGAGAACAATCTAATGTTACGGACAACCGCACTGGAATGATTCGCAATATCCACGACACATTGCAAGAAGCAGAAACCGCCAGTTACGCAATTGCACAATTAGACGACTTAGAAAAATTAGACAAATCAAATCCAGAATACTCTAATAAATTGAATGCCAAACTAACTACTATCAACGATGGAATAAATAGCGCAGTGTCTATTGTAGGTAAGACAACAGACCCTATAATAGTAAGTAGTGATGAACAAAGCGAAATTAACACAGAAATACACGACTTGATTACCAGTGTTGAAGCAGATATTCAAGCAGAAGACAGACCTCCATCTCCCAATGTGGGAATGCCCAATGTGGGAATGCCCAATGTGGGAATGTCCAATGTGGGAATGTCCAATGTGGGAATGCCCGGCGGAAAGAAAACCAATAAAACCACGCGAAAACGCAAAGCCAATAAATCGAAACCAAAAAGAAAGCGCACTGTAAAACGCAGATTAACGAAGCGACGTAACGCGCGAAAGGCGCGAGGAAAACGCACAATGAAGAACCGCGCAAAATAAATACTTGTGCGTGAATCAAGATAAAACGATATGTATAACAAATATATATCGTATAATGGCTTGCCCGAGTTTAAACCGCAAGTTTCACCCGGACACCGGATATTCGCGTCATCCGGCCAATCCGAAAACCCAGACTACTAGACCACCGCAACCATCCGCGTTCGCGCATAATCTCAACCTTGATTCGTACACGTTCGATGAAATACTTAAAATGTTCGATTTATCCTATTCGATGAATTTCGACGACTTAAAGCGCGCAAAACGTAAGGTATTGATGATTCATCCGGATAAATCCGGGTTACCGTCCGATTATTTTTTGTTTTATAAACGCGCGTTCGAACATATTGTAAATTACTACCAGGCAAACTCTCGACAAACCCAAATAGTAAACGAGGATACCTCGGTGGAATACGTTCCGTTAAACGACCCCGATCCCCAAACGGCGGGGCAATTCAGCAAAACGGTGAATAAAATGAAACCGACGCAATTTAACCAACGGTTCAATGAACTGTTTGAACAGAATATGTCGGAAAAGCCCGATCCATCTAAAAACGAATGGTTTCATTCGGAAACTGTCGCGCCGTTATACGATACCGGAACACGAGTGAGCACTTCGAACCTGAATTCGACTTTCGAAACGATCAAAACACGACAACGAGAGCAAGGTGTCGTAAGATACACTGGGGTTCGGGAACTATCGTCGTTTAGTGGAAATATGGGCGGGTCGTCGTTTTACGATACGGGAATGCCTATCGGGACAACCAACGATGCGGAAGAGGATGCGGAAGATATATACGTATCATCTGACCCATTCAGTAAACTAAAATACGAGGATTTGCGAAAAGTGCATAAAGACCAAACCGTGTTCGCGGTCAGCGAGACCGATTTTGCAAATGTGCCGAAATATGCGAACGTGGAACAGTATTCTAGACAACGCAGCTCCGCCCCATTAGTTCCAATGGAAAAACCCGAGGCGGAACGTATATTACAAGAACGCGAACGGATTGCGCGAGAACAACAGGCGCGAAAACAACACTATACCGAACTAAAAATGCAAGAATACGCCGAAAAAAACAAAAAGGTAATGGGCGCGTTTTTGCAATTGGAAAACGGGAGAAGAAATACATTATAGTGCAGATTCGAAAATTAACGTATTCCGCGCGGGTTCTATATCCCACGAAACGGATTTCGCAGATACTCCCTTATCGCTGGTAGTGCGCAATAACGCGTTGAATACTTCTTGTTTTATATTATCTCTATCTACAGGTAGATGAGACGAAAACGACACATCTGTAGACGGCGGAGTGGCATTCTTCTGCAATAATTCCGCGTCTTCACGTTCGCGTAGCTCTTGTTGTTGTTTTAATAATTCATCCATATTTGTGATACGCTGTTCTTGCTGTTTGTGGTTGTTAAATGCAGGAATAGGGGGTGCGGGTTTCGAAAGCAGTGAGTTGTATTGCGCTTGGTATGCATCAAACTCTCGCTTGGATTTTTCGTGTTTCTCTTTGCGTTCGCGTTCGACATCCATTGTCGTAATAACGGGAGTATCGTAATTACGCGGCGGAGCGGCATAGACCAATTTCGGAGTATCGTGTGCGGGAGAATAAGCAGACACATTGAATTGTCCGCCAGCGGGTGAACCCATTGCGGGTGAATCATACGGTATAGTATGCCCCATCATTGACGGCGTTTCCACAACAACCGGTTTGGCGGAACGAACCAGGGATAACATTACGACAACCATTTGCCGAATCGTTTCTTTGTTTACTCGTTGTAGCCACTCAACGACAGTTTCGTTTCGAACAATTTCATCCGAACCGATATCATTCGATATTGTGATATACTGTTTTTCGATCATTTGGCGGAACCATTCTTGCGAAGGAATAGACAAATTGCGCGCAAATTCGGCCCATAAAGAGGACTTTTGGATAAGATTCCAGAGTATAGTTTGGTTTTCGTTATGTATAAATAATTGTATTCGGTAAGAATGGGACGGAACGGTATTCATTTATAATATAGAACATTTGTATATTTTATTGGTGGTGTTTATATTGTTTTGCATAATATAAACACCAACATTGCATTTTCACTATTTTGGGATAGGCTCCGAGTGCCATCCATCTATGGAAAACACGTCTCCGTGCCATACCTGAATTTTGGTTGGATTAATTTCGGGGTAATATACATTCGAATAATATCCCAAATAGCCAATCATCGCGGAAAATGTCCCGTGTGACAAAATAATATTACGACACGTGCTGCCGAATTGTACAGTTTGGACGTCATTTTCACAAACAATTTTCATATTTGGAAATGCATTACGGATGAGATGAATAAATTGATGTTCCAAATCGTCACTCGCTATATAAAGTTCATCGTGTGGAATTTTAGATATGGTATTTATATAGTATTTGATTCCCGGGTTTAAATGTGCTACGTCAGTTAAGCGGATATGAACAAAAATATCATTATTGGTGTTATATCTTTGTTCATATGGGTTCATTTTTATTACATTCGTCATTACTCTTGGTGTTCGTAAGTGTTTATATATTAAGTGACTAATTTCGCGCGTTTGGAAATAACTACCAATCGGTATATATAAATTACTCATAAATGAATCCATATTGTATACTTGTAAAAATGTATAATTAGTTAAAGTTATTGCGTTGTCGTATACAGTTTTGCCGGAAAACAACGGTATGCCTAATGTATCAATATCGTTTTTATAACCATATGTTACACGTAAATCGCATTTTTCGGCAATAAAGCTAACCGCCAAATTTATAAATATAAAATTACACAGACGACCATCCAGGTTTATTGTCGTATTTACAAAATCTTTTTTTATTAAGGCCGGGTTCATATTATATAATTAATAAAATTAAAAGTTATTTATATAATTTACGAAATTTATAAATTACGAGTTTTTGAATAATATATATGTATGCTAATATATAAATAATATAAATATATATAATTAGTGTTCCGCACACATAGTATTCATAATGAACGAATCACCGCATATATTTAATCCGATTTTAACGCCATTCGAAATTACCAAGGAGTCAACTATATTTTCCGTATATGTAAAAACCGTTCGTTTTATCGTATGCGAAAACGCATATTTGCTCGCCAAGATGTCGAGAGAGTATTTCGCATATTCGAAAATACATTCAAAAATACTTGTGGATTTAGCAAAAAGCATTATGAACGATGACCCAGATATAATAAAAAAAGTCCCGGAACAGTTCGTTAACCAGGTTAGAGAATGGTTATTGGTTTTTCAAAACGCCGATATTCCCAATAAATATCGGCAACCAAATACATTTGGTTCATCATTGGAGTTTCACATAGTATGTCCAGAAGTATTGAATGACAGCTTGTATAAAAAATATATACCTTTTTCATCACTTTATAGTTTGTATTATAACGAAGACAATATCGAAAAAATGATGAAGGAAATAACCGAAGCTGTATATGAAAGTGGTTATTATGCGCACGTAATGTATCCATTCGCCGAAACCGATAATTCGCGTGAACATAATGAAATCGCACTCAAAATAATACGCGGCGAAACTCCCGCTAAATAAAAATGTATTTATGTTACGATAAAATACGCGTAAAAACCTATATAAAGCATTATTTGAGTACTTTATATATCTTGTTTTATATGAGTGACTCTACCATTCCAGTATTGCAGATTCCTGCGAATTTTAATTCTATGGTGTATGATTTCGTAACTGATTTAACAACCACGTTTCCCGAGTTTTCCTTTTTATGGAAACGATGGAATACTCCCGATATGTCGTTGACCGATCAAGATGAGTTGTTCCGTCATTTCACAAAAGTGTTTCCCGAACGATTCTTCGATATACTGTATCAAAACGACGACATTTTTAATCCCGATAATAACATCAATACTGCTTTTCTACCAAATGTGGATTTTAAACTCTTGATTCATTGCGGCAATATTACCGAAACCACGAAAAACGCCATTTGGAAATATCTGCAATTAATATTAATCAGTGTAATCGGGTCCGTGCAAAATAAATCCACGTTCGGAGACACCGCTAGTTTATTTGAGGGATTTGACGACAAAGTAATTCACGAAAAACTGAATGAAACGATCGATAATATCAGCAACTTTTTCAAGGATTTAGGAACAAACGACGCAACAACGGAGGAAGGTGACCGAACGAATTCTGCGGAATTTGCTGAAAAAATGACTCCCGACAATATGCCAGATTTTGCTCAAATGGAAGAGGAAATGCGAAAGGCATTTCAAAACGAATCGTCGAAAGAGATGCCGAACGCCGAAGATTTGCATAAACATTTACAGGGATTGTTTGACGGAAAAATCGGATGTTTAGCGAAAGAATTGGCGGAAGAGATTTCGGTAGATATGCAAAACCTGTTTCAAGAGGAAGAAGGCGCGGAAAGTATACAAAGCACTCAAGATTTACTGAAAAAAATGATTAAAAATCCAAAGAAAATGATGGATTTAATGAAAACCATCGGCGATAAGTTACAGAAGAAAATGAAAAGTGGGGAAATCACCGAAGAAGAAATTATGAAGGAAGCCAGTGAATTGATGGGTAAAATGAAGGGAATGGGTGGTATGGGGAAAGGTGGGTTTGCGGATATTATGAAGAACCTTGCACAGGGAATGATTGGTAAAAACGCGCGGTTTAATGCTACCGCATTTAATAATATGGAAAAAAAGATGAGCGCGAAAGAACGTATGCGCGCAAAATTAGCGCAAAAACGACAAGCAACCGCCGAAAAAACTACTCCAGCACAGAACATTCAGTTTTCGCTAAATACCACCGAGACGCCAGATAATTATGTGTTTTCATTGCCGGAAGAAGACGAACAAGAGAAAACGCAACTGAAGGATATTAATACTCTCGCACAAGAAATCGAGAGTGTAGGTATCCAACCAACCGCGGAAACACAATCGAAAAAGAAGAAACGGGGAAAGAAATAAATCCGAAATGCGAAAATATTCGGGTAATATATACGAACCTTATACGCGAATGTTTTTAAAATATATCAACATTCCTATATTTATTATTAGTTTCGCAATCGGTGTGTTTTTCGTCTATGTATTCGTTCCAGATACACGCACCATTATCGTATACCCTACTCCCGAAAACGTGAATATGCTACAGTATCGCGATACGACCGGCGCGTGTTTTCGTTTACGCGAACAAGTGGTAGAATGTCCAAAATCCGAAAGTGATATTACTAAAATCCCAATGCAAACCTAATACGTTTGATAAAAAACGAGAGAATAGTCTACGCTTCGCATATGTAACGAAGAATCCGGGCGTTTTATATTATGTATTTGTATTGTATAATAGTGGATTAGTATATACAAATGAACTTTAAACGGTTGCTATATACGCCTCTCGGCCAATTCTTTATTAGTGTGCTTTTGGGTTTAGGATTAGCCACTATATTTCGCAAAGTCTGCACTGAAAAAAACTGCATTCAGTTCAAAGGTCCTATATTGACGGAAATCGATGGTAAAACATACAAACACGACAATAAATGTTATCGGTACGTTTCAGAGAACGGCAAATGCGATAAAATGAAGAAGACGGTATCCATCGCGACTCCCGAAGAAATGCCCAAACCAAGCGGGGTTGGGCTTTTTAATCTAATGCCGAAATAATGTGCGACATCGTGTGTGTTCATACAAAATATACGTTTATATGAACCATTTTGCGTAAAAACGGGAGTGTTCGTTTAACCCGAAAAACTTATATAGTCGTGTATGTTATATTTAGAAGAATGGATTCTACTCGGATTGCGGATTTGCCCGAAAATATTACAATGTCTCAACCGGCTGCAAATATGTATGGGGCAAACGACGCGCATTATTCGAACGGAGGCGGTCCACGAAATGGCGGCCAAGGATTACCTCCCGTCCAAATGCCACAATACCCACCGTCCGCACACGATATGTCAAACGGTCCGAACGGTATGCCAAACACAAATTATATGCAAATGAATGTCCATCCGAACCCATACGGGAACGGTCCGCCACAATTGGACACGTTTGGGTTACCCCAACAAACACATACCACCCGACCATCGAACAATCCGTATATTTCGCATTCGGAACAACCCGCACATATGTCGCATTTACCGCAACACCCATTACCGTCGAGAGATATTCCACAAGATACAACCACGTATTCGAATGATGAACGCGTTGTTCCGAATTATATTCCTGCGCCAAAAATCACGTCCGAGTTTGTCAAAGAGTATGAAGACAATCACTCAAAACAGAACGCACATATCAAACAACATAAACAAGTGATACGCTCATTTGAAACAATACTATTGGAATTTCGCGCGGCGGTAATCGTAGCGTTATTGTTTTTAGTGTTTCAGTCTGCGGAACTGAATCGTATGATGTTTAAAACTCTCTCGTTTCTGGGGTTATATGGTTCGGACGGAAACATCAATATGTCTGGTCGTGTAGTAAAAAGCGCATTGTTTGGTGCGGCATATTATTTGCTGAATAAAGTCATAGAATACGTTCGATGAGAGTATAATATCCGGAAAATGATATAAACCGCACGCGGTATATTTAGCATACATATATAACCTTACGTAAAAATGATTGGTGATACTTTAGTATTTCGTGTAGTTGAGAAAGATGATAGTCCACAAAAAGAAGATACCGATATGTACATTATTTATGATTCGTATCATTCCGTATTTTTATTGCGCGGAAAACGTTCGGATACATCAAAATTTGCGTGCAGACCATATTCGTTTGAGGCATACGGAGCGGACAACGTTGCGCTATTTCTCTCAATGCTTATTCCACGTGAACATCATTGCTTATTTGAGTTATATGCATACCCAAATTTGCCAAAAAACAAGGACGAAATAACGTTCGACCTACTGCGAAACGATATGGATCCAGCGAATGAAATCGTCGGGTATAATGCTCCAGTTATGAGCAAAAAATTTTCGAAAATATTAAAAATTCTGGAAGGAGTTGGCAATGATTATACCCCACCCGTCGTTGAAACCGAATGGCCCGTGGATGAAAATGAATGGGGTTCCGATAACTAATGCACAGACGTTAACGTCTGGACGTATGCACTGATGCCCGGGGCATCAGTGTTCATACATACAGCGTATATGTTAGGCTATGGAGTTTTACTCCATACGCCTAGACATTAAAATAAAAATTTACCTTTAGAACTATCGGCAGTGCTTTCACGCGCGCGTGTAAATAATTTTGCGCGCGCTTTCGCTGGTTGGTCTGTGTCGGGTGGTGTCGTTTGTATATCTGTATCTTTGGTGTTTAGTTTTGGGTTGATAATCGGTTCTTTTTTTCGGTATGATTTACGTTGAATCTTACGGAAACGTTTTCGTGTAACTCGTTTGTTTGGCATCGTGGTTGGGTCCGTAGTTGAAACGGGGGTTTCAGACATAGCCACGTCTTCGGTGTCGGCTTTATTGTCTTCTATAATGTGTGTTTTCTCAATAATGGGTTTGTGGGGTTCCGTGTCGCGGTTCAGTTGTTTATTTGCGGCAGGTTCATATTTTAAAAACGATTTTTCGTATTCGGCGGATTTGCGGTTTTTCGAGAGTTCGGCATATAGCCGGGTTTTGCGAGTGCGTATATCCGCCATCGTATCTTGTTTTCCGTAACATTTGGTGGCAAACCGTTTGAATATACCGCGCTGGTTTAACCGGTTTTGCTGTTCTGCGTGAAATAAAAACTCCGACATACATAAAATGCGGTCTTTGTCATAATACGATTTGTCGGCATATAAGAACGCTAAATAGAAACTCAACATAGTATCAATTGTCGCAATATTGACTTCTTTGTTGTGAATAGTAACTGTGTTATATCCGTGACACGAAATCGGACGATAAATAAACGCAATCGATTTACCGCTTACGGTTACTTCGATATGGTCGGGCACCACTTCCCCAATTGGCGTATGCTGAATTAGTTTTACATTTCGTATGTTGTTTTCTTGTAAGGTGTCCTTTAACACCGATGCGCAACGTTCGGGATTATCCGATAATACATCGAAATCCGGAACTGTTCGAGAGTGTGTATGAGATGCGTTATGCACGTATTTTGAATAAAGTGTCGCCGCATATCCTCCGAAGAAAACTGCGCCTTGTTCAACTAGTGAATCGCGGGTAATAATATATATTTTTTCCGGAATTGGTTTGCCCACGGAATCCACCTTGTGAAAATGGATCGTCGCGCATTTACTATGTGTTCGCAGTGGGTAGTGTTTGTTTAATAAATTCAGGCGTTTCAACACCTTTTCCCATCGGGAAACGTCACCTTCTGGCCGAGATAGTTCGAGAAACATTCCCATTCGTAGATAGTCGGGAGGCGCGTATCGGATACCGCCAATCTTAATGGCGTCACGTTTTAAAGAAGAATAGAGAGTCGGATGCAAATATGTTATATCCGCAACTGAAATAAAATTGACAAATACTTTGTATGTGCCTTCGTGAACACCGGCTTTTGCCTCGACCTCGTCATATCCGCGTTTGTAATAAATGTCCGCGAGTTCTTTTGCGTCTTCAAGCGCGTTTGGCGAGAAAAAATCGTAATCGGGTATTTCGACATTTCTGTTATAGAATTGCGCGTTTTTCGGTAAAATATTGTTAATCGCCGTTCCACCATAACAAACCAGTTTCTTGTTTATTAAAAACTCTTCCACTATTTCTATGATTTTAATCACTTCGGGACTATTCGCGGTCTTTTCACCGCGTTTGATATCCATTTCATCGACCGCATTACGTAAAATAGCCATTTCGCATTCTTGAAATGTCATTGTATCGTCGCATATTTCAGCACTAAATTTCGGTTTCCTGGAATTGTGTTTTTGCGTAAATGTATGGATATTACGCGCGGTTTTTCGATTCGGCATTACTCCGCGTATTTGGTATATACTATGTATACATAAAACGTCTAAGTGTAATCAGCGATTTTATTCTAATATACAAATGTAAATGCATCTACGTTTGTATATTTGGATACTTATGGGGTAAAACTATATAATAAACACACAATAAAACTATATTATATATGCACACGTATTGAGTAAAACTCCATAGTCTAGAATATACGCACTATGTATGGTTATTGATGCCCACGAGCATCAACACATACGTCCAGACGTTAATACATATAATCAAAATTGGAATTAATTAACTTATGTATTAACCCATCATCTTTTTTTAACGCAAAACAGTTGGACCAAAATTTATAATCATCATATACTTGATTCCAATATTCGTCATTTATTTTCAACAATTTTCGTGTTCCTATTCGATACGTGTCAAATCCATTACTTGACAAAAAATCTACTATATCTTTTGCCGGGTTTTTGATCCCTGGTCCTCTAATATCATCTAAACAATCACTACATTCGAATATTATGTATTTGGTTCGTGGTAAATATTTTTGTAAACTTTTAATTACATTACCGTCATTACCTTCTGTATCTATTTTTAAAAATTTAATTATAAAATTTTCATTCATTAGTTCATTATCTAAAACGTCATCCAAACGTTTTACGTCAATATCGCATATTTTTTTCCCGCCAGATCTTAACCCAGCTAGACCATTCCCTGTCATATTATCGCGGCTATCTTTCCAATCATAAAAGGGTGCAGTAGTCGTTTCATTTGAAATACAATGCTTAAATAACTTTATATTTTCATACTGGTTTATTATTGGTTCTAACTTTAATATATTTACTGGGTTTGGTTCAAAACATAATATTTGTTTATTTGTCTCTTTGCAAATTGCATTAATATACGGTATATAATCGCCAATACAAGCACCGACATCTATGCCAATTACTTTAATATCATTATTTATTGCATCAACATATTGGGTTAATCCAATTAACAATTTATTATGACCATTTTCCCCCATAAATTCGTTTGCATTTATAATATAATAGTTCGCTAAATAATCTGACATATAAGCTAATAATATATAGATATAACATACATATATATGTATTTAAATACTTTTATATTAAATATTATAACTCACAATACTTGCTATGTATCATCTCCTTATACACTAAAACGCTATTGTATTTCACGTAAAATGCTTAGTATTTTACAAATTCGATTTGTTTATATATGTATGTGCGTAATATAACGGTAAAAATGGCGTTTTATTCTCTTTGAAGAGCTGAATGTATCGTTCCAAGTTTGCATCATTAATATAAAACCGATTCGGAACGGTTTGTATTTTATAGCTTGCAATGTATTTATACGAATCCGGGTTTTTCAACACATCTGCGAAATACGGATATACCAACTTCATATCATTCGTGTTTGTTTCATACGAATGTTTCGAGTTTACCGCGGTATCAATCACTTTTAGTGGTCGGAATGTGTTTTTCTCTACATCCGAGTATTTATAAAACGCATTCCATTTATCTCCGCCAATAACAATGTTTGCCATTTTATTGACATACTCTGTAGTTGTGGCGGGCACATTTGTGGCGTCATATGGGGGAGGACCGGAGTATATTTGCAGTATGTTTTGGAAATCCATCGTTATAATAACCTTTTTACGCAGCTCGTTTAATTTGGTGAACGGGCCGATTTGAATGGCTTGTCCGTTGGTAGAATGTCGGTTTTGCAATCCGTTTTTGCCGGTGATTACCGTAAATACTTTTTCAATAATGTCCGTTTTCGAATTTGCTGGACGATATACGCGTATATTTACAAACAGCGGGTAATTTATATACGTTTGGTGAATAGTCGTTGCGCTCATACTACCGGCGTCAATAATTCCTTTGACATATTGGTCGCGGTCCGATTGTTTTACCTTGGTTTCGGTATCTTTATCGAGAGTAAATGCGTAATTGTTGATATATTCGATTGCTTGGCTGAGTTTCAAGGATGTATCCGTCATAACCGGTGCGTTGTCGACCGCGTATCCGATATATAAGTCATCGTTCGCATAAAACACGTTGAAATCGATAAATCGGCATCCGCCATACATATTTTTGGCAAGTTGATCGATTGTATTTTGTTTTCCGTCATATGCGGAATTAAAAGACGAGTAAATCGCGTATTCTTTGAGAGGTAAGTTCTCTGGATCAGTAAATGCGGTTTTAGGAGGATACGGTTTGGATTCCATTCCTTCGCGGTTGGCAGAGTATTTTACGTATTTTTTATGGACCCATCGAATGATAATATACCAAAATGCACACACGATAAAAACCCCTAGAATGATTTCTGTGGTAGTCATTCGCAATATATAATGTATCAGTAAATAAAATAAATATAAAAATCAAATAGACTAATACATATATAATGGCGGGAGGATTATTAAATATACAGGCGGTTGGAAATGCAAACATAATATTGACCGGGAACCCTACAAAAACGTTCTTTAAAGTGGTTTATTCTAAATATACAAATTTCGGAATGCAGAAGTTTAGAATAGACTATGATGGACAGAGAATTCTGCGTATGTCGGAACCGTCCACGTTTACTTTTAAAATCCCGCGTTATGCGGATTTGCTGATGGATACGTATTTATGTGTTACTTTACCGGATATTTGGAGCCCCATATATCACCCTTGTGTCCAGACCTCGAATTTATGGTCGCCCTATAATTTTCAATGGATTCGCAATTTAGGCACACATATGATTCGCGAAGTATCTATTGCGTGCGGTGCATTGACTATACAGAAATATTCAGGGGAATATTTAGCGGCGATGGTCGACCGCGATTTTACAGAAGACAAAAAACGGTTGTTTAACGAAATGACTGGGAATACTATCGAGTATCACAGTATTGACAACGCATATGGAAGAGTAAATACGTATCCATCCGCATTTTATGATCCCGATAATGCTCCTGCTGAACCGTCATTCCGTGGTCGTAAACTATATATTCCGTTGAATACGTGGTTCACATTAGACTCTCGTTGTGCGTTTCCACTAATTGCATTACAATATAACGAATTAACTATAACGGTAACACTACGTCCGGTTCAAGAGTTGTTTCAAGTGTGTGACGTTTTCGATGTGACAAATGGATTCCCGTATATTCAACCAGATTTCAATCAAGACCAGTTCCAGATGTATCGTTTTTTGCAAGCTCCTCCCAGTGTGAATATTTCAGCGGCAAACTATGTGAACCGAACCACCAATTGGAATGCGGATATACATTTATTATCCACCTACTGTTTTTTGTCAGAAGAAGAACGGCAACAATTTGCATACGAGGATCAAGTATATTTAGTGAAAGATGTGTTCGAATACAATTTCGAAAATATGGTCGGGACCAAAAAAGTAAAACTGACATCGTCGGGTATGGTCGCGAATTGGATGTGGTTCTTTCGCCGTAATGATGTGAATATGCGCAACGAATGGAGTAATTATACAAACTGGGCATACCGCACAATGCCGTCAGACATTAAACGCGCCCCTACTGATATTAGTAAATATGATGCAAATTTTGCGTTTGGACCTGGCCAGTATATTTTTGACGAAACGACGCCCGATTATATAGCTCTGATGGAACAATACGGTATATCTACCGGAATTTATATTACAGGCAAGCTTAGTGTGGAGAATATTAGAGACATTATGATAAGTATGGGGATTGTATTAAACGGCGATTACCGAGAGAATATATTGCCAGAGGGGGTGTTTAATTATGTCGAAAAATATATACGCACAACTGGTTGTGCACAGACTGGGTTGTATTGCTATAACTTTTGCTTGAACACAAACCCTTTTGAGTATCAACCGTCCGGTGCAATGAATATGAGTAAGTTTAAAACGATTGAATTGGAAATTGCAACTATACTTCCGGCGATCGACCCCGAACGTTCCGATTTTAAGATTTTGTGTGATGTGAACGGTGACCCGGTTGGTGTGCGAAAACAGAATTGGCGTCTATATGAATATGCATATAATATGACATTGTTCGAGGAACGATACAATATTTTATCGTTTATCGGTGGAAATTGCGGGATGTTATACGCAAGATAATTGAAATAAACAATTGGGTCTTTTTATTTACGCCCAGCACCAAATATGTTGTGATAATCGCGATTGGTTTGATATCGTAATAATTCTATAAAGTATTATACTATAATATAATATAATATAAATGGTTTTAGATGAAAACCAATGTAAATAAAAATAAGACTACTACCGAATGGAAACACACCTCATTTATATCTACGCCTCCATTGGTCGATCAGTCCACATATAAAAACACCGGAAAAAACACGCCCGGAATAAATTACGCAAATGTGCAATTGCCTATTATGGACGAATTTGTCAAGTCGCTGTCCGAAATAGCGAATTCTAGCGCAAACGTATTCGCCGAACCGTTTGAAACCGCAGATGAAACGTATGACGAAACCGACGAATTAATTGATATGGTCGACCCGTTAGACGGAAAACACCATTCGGAAAATGAAAACGACGCCTTAATCGGACTAAATGCGAACGAAACGCGGCTACGTGACAAACGCACGACCGATAATGCAACACCAGATAATACGGACATTGGTCGTATTGCGGCAATGTCGCGAACGACAACTCCCGGAAATACGGTCCAACAAACCACCGATGAAATAAAACGCACAGAATTGACGCAGAAATGGAACGCGTTTACGAAACTGCGCACATTGAAAACTGCAAAAGAACTGGCCGTCGCCATTTTGGATAATATCCCACATTTGTTTTACGTTCCGGATATGATTGCGAAACAAATAGTCAACCACGGCACTCCGTCAACCCAGCGAAACACGATCGCGTATTTGAATAACCGGAACATTGTGAAAAGCCATATGAAGTTGTTATTGACGCTTTTAATTGTATTGTATATTACGTTTAATTGGTGGAATCTACTGTTTTATACGAACCATTATATTGACTTTTACGCAATCCTGAACTCTCCGGTATTTACCCCGATTGCGTGGATCATAAAATCGGTGCTGTCTCCACTAACCACACTGAACTACTTTTTACTGGGAAAACGACTAGAACCGGATATTATACAGTCGTATATAAACCCGATATTGAAAAATAAGGCGCTATTTCTTTCCGCTCTCTTTATTATTCTCCTCGCTTGCTATGACCCGTTTATTCGAATGTATTCTACACAGACAAAACAAATAATAGAAGGTAAGGACACTCTCGGGTCGTCGGCACTACTACTTTTTATCATTGCGTTTTGCGTGATAAACTTTTTGTCCACCGTCGTGTTTAATAATCAAAATATAGAGGTGCTGGTATTAATGGCCACGAATTTCTTAATCACCATTTTTATTTACATCATAGTATTTATATTAATAGTCGTTTTTTGTAAATTCACCGTTGTGATTTTGGCCGCATATATAGCGTTCTATTCACTATTGCATTTTTTCGTGGACAAAACGGTGTTCGTGCCGTGGCATATCGTGAAAATGGTAAACGATACCACCGACGGTTGGGTTGAAAACGACGGACCGGCCGATGAAAAAGAAGGTCCGGGAATAATCGCCGTTATCAAAAAAATATTCGTAAAATATTCCTTTATTATATTGTTGTTTGCTGTAGTAATAACGAGAGTAGTGCAAGCTCTGGTCGAAACGCGAAAAATTACGGTAACCGACGTGCGCGTAATGTGTTACGCTATTTATGCGGCGTTATTGCTGGCAATAGTATTCGCTGGGTATTATGCATATATCACGATAAAAAATCGAATGGCAGGGCTACAGATGTCGAAGGATTTATTCCAGCCGGCGAGTTCTGATACAAGCGGTGAGTCGGAAGACATTACGAATACCAATTATAACCGAAACAAACGTTACGTAACTGTGGTAGAAGATTACGGATTACCGTTTCTTGAATTGATAAAAATAATCATTGAATACATTGTTTTGTCGCCGTTTTTGTTATTGTCGTTTATCACAAAACCGTTTATGGGGGAAAGTAGTGCCACCGTATCATTTTTCCGCAGAATCATCGAATCTATACACGGGGTGTTTAACGTAAATCTATCTGTTAGTCGGTAATAATGCATATCGTATATAGGTATATTACATTTATACAAATGTAATATGTCGTGTAATATGTCGATGCAATCGATTATATTTTTACAAATACTTCCGGGTCAGATTTGGTAGTAGTAGAATTATATACAAACGGCGTGGTATTGCTAAACTTTACTGGTGGAGTATTATCACCAGTTTTCGATTTTAACAATTGTTGCTGTAACATACGTATGGTTTCATCTTTTTCCGAAAGACGGCGAGTTAATTCTGCATTTTTTTCGGTAAGAACCTTTTTCGTATTATCCAATTGTTGCAACAATTCGGCAATCTGCACCATTGTCAAAGGGACCGGTTCTTTTCCGGGCTCGTTCATCATTATACGAACATCTTCGTCCTTCATTGCACTTGTTGAAACTGGTTGTGACATTAGTCGTTGACGTTCTTCCTCCATTTGTTTTGTTTGAGCCAGCACAGCGGGTTTCATTGCAGGAAGTCCTGGAAAATAATTTTGTAATATATCATCAACATCTTCTGTGAAAAACTTCTTAATATGTGCTTCATTTGGGTTTTTGATAAACATCTCCACTGTTTTCGGAGATTCTTTCAAATAGTCGTGATGAGGATTCTCCAATAGTTTTTTCTTATCAAACGTATTATGTATATGCGAAAACACCAAAATAGTTTTCAGCGGGTCTAATTGCACAAACGGTATTGTATAATTTTTTAAAAATGCGCGTTCTTCCGCCAGCGCGGCGTTGTCTTCGTATTTTGTCTGATCTAATAAAGATACTCTAAATGCAAATGTCCCAGCGGTTGCGTGATTTGGACCATATGGTCCGCATTGAACCATTTTTTGGATATGTTTAAAATAAACATACATTTCGCTTGAACCCGCGCATAATGCATCGCGGTTTTCCATTAATCTTTCAACTGCGTGCGATACGCGTTCGGGAGGGTAATAATCGTCATCATCCATATAAACTATAATTGATCCCTTGCATTGTTTATGCATATAATTACGTTTCTCTCCCAAATTCATACGCGAAGTTGGTCGAAAATACTTAATTTGCGGAATATTTGCAGTGTCAATTAGATCTTTTACGCTGTCTGTGCCGTCATCTACTATAATCCACTCCATTCTATCCATTGGATAATCTTGGTTGCGGAAGCAATCCAACATATATGGAATAAACGGACGACGATTAAACGTTGGAGTGCATACACTTACAAACGGAAAGTATGGTTTTTTTAGTTTACTTGAGTATCCTTTTTCGTTAACCATTTATATTATATACATAAGTTATATATGTTTTTTATATTGGTTTTTCATATAATAACATAAATTATAACATCACTCACTCATTGTTCGCAATCGTCGTTACCATCTTCAGATTCTTCCCCATCTTCCAAATTAGTTATGTCGCGCTTTACGTTTTTATCCAAATATCGGTATACTCGTTTAATATCTAATTTGGATATTTTTTGGTCTATAAATATTTTCGACGCGTCGTTTAGCACTTCCGTTTTATTATACAAGTCTTTACCATAAAATGCGCGCAACTCTTGAAAAAATGTTACCATATCGCTACGATCCATATCTAACTCTTGACATAACATAAACACGAACATTAAGTTATTGTATTCAGTAGAATATTTTGTAAGAACTTTGGTGAAACGCACATTGTCTGTGCTAGTAGGCAAATTGCTTATGGTAGGGAGTGTGGGCGTTTGTATTAATCTATGATAGAGAGTATTATTGTAAAATGTCTTAATTAACGAACTCATTTCATTAAATATCCATATTTGGCTTTGAAACGTTATACGGTCGATATAATCCGAATAGCATATGTTTTTTAATATTTTTAAATAAAACGGGAACGCGATTTCGCGCGGCAGTTTATCGATTTTGTCGATTATATTTTCGTGCCACAATAATGCGACAGTTGTTCGGTCGGTTTCATTCATAAAAGTAGCGTGTTCTTCTATATTTATTGGATGGACGAATAACTTTTGTATGATTTGTTTCGAATCTTCGTTGTATGATTTGGTATGAAAAATATTGCGGATCATATTAATGGTAATTAAACTCTCGTTTTTTCGATAAACGTTGTGCAAAAATGCGATTTTGCGCATATCGGATTGTATGTAATTGTGGATTTCCGCCAAAAGCGGTTTATTTTTTATGTTTGGCATAAAGATACCTACCAGTTTGGACACTTGTTGAGTAGTCGGCAATTTCAATTCAAACACGTGACACACTTTCATCAACTCCTTTATTTTTTTATCTATAAAATAATTGCCTATACAAATAATTGGATTGTTTGTAGTGTTTTCTTGACGTTGTTTTTTCGTTTTTTTTTGACGTATCAGTTTAATGAGCGACGAAATCCCGCCCTTGTCTCCACCATTCATTCCGTCGATTTCGTCCATTACAATCGCGATTTTCTGTATTTTACCCTTCATTAGGTTTAATACATTGCAATTCGTTACGTTATTACTGGTAATAGTATTTATCATCATTTTATTCCGGACATCTCCCGCATCATATTTAATAATATCGTAGTCCATTTTTTTTAGCAAATTCATTACAAATTGCGTTTTTCCACATCCTGGTGCGCCATATATGTAAAACCCCTTTTTAAACTGAATATCAGAACAATTTTCCGAAAACCCGCGCAGCAACTTCATTATTTTATTTTCGATTTCTGTGCGTTCCAACATAGCGTTTATGTCAACTGTTGTGAAATTATGTGCATTCTGTATATTTGCCGACTCTCGCAATACTGGTCTTTTATTTACAGTCAACGTTGTATTCGTATAACTATATGAAGTGATATCTGTTTCATATACACTCATTTTTATAATTTATGTATGCGTCTTTATTATTTTATTCGTATTTTATCTTTTCATTATATAAACGCATTTCTATTATATTTGGCGTTGGTATTGTATTATAACTGACTTTGTATAACAGACTTTGGAACAACAACACAATATGGCGTTTACCAGTCTACACACATACAGAGTGTAATTCTAACACAGAACGTATAGTGTATTTACTCTATACGATCATTATCGAATGGACATGACATTCACGTCTGGACGTATGTGTTGATTCTCACGGGTATCGACACCCATATATACATCATATATGCTAGGCGTTTACTCCATACGCCTAGACATTAACGACCAAACCGACTGAAATCGGCGGTTACTGGAATATAATCGCCACCCTTTGGCACAAGCGCACCAAAATACGATGGATGGTCGGATCCGGTAACCGTATTTACATTTTGTCCGGGTTGAGTAGTGTAATATGACTGTGATTGTTGTGCATTTGAAGGCATATTTATATTACTCACTTGTGTAGGTGCAAGTCGTCCAAACGTGTTCACAACTCCCCCAACGGTTTCTTTCGCCAATCCAACCGCGCCTCCAACAGTTTCCTTTGCTAATCCAACCGCTCCACCAACCGTATCTTTTGCTAATCCGACCGTCTCAGACGCGGTATCACGCAATAGTCTGTTTGCGCTACTTCCCGTATCACGTATCAGGTTGGTTGCGCCACTTCCCGTATCGCGTATTAGATTTGTCGCACCACTCCCGGCATCTCGTAATATATTTCGGTCGCCGTAGTCACGATCTTTGTCGTCCTTATCATTACCACCTTTTGTTCCAGACCCGCCTTTTCCACCACAATCATAGCATACTCCCGATGAGGGGCACGATGGGCATCTTGGACACACTGGTGGTACAATCTGGGTTTTTAACATATAATCGTTAATCGTGCTCGCGTCATAATCCGAGTTTTGTATAAACCAATAACGCATTAAATTTTCAAAAGCGGTTCGGTCTTTGCCGTCGTATCCCGTCACTATTTTGTCTTGAGAGTCCTGTTCGTCATTTTGCGGGTTGTATAATTGCGTTCCGTTATCGATTTGCCCGGTAGAGTCTATGCGGACTATTTTATGTATATCATATGTTTTATTATCATTCGTTGTGGTCGCCTTCAATGATGCTAAAATAGTACGCCTACCAATCGCAATATATATGATAGTATACAGACTTTGCGCGGTAGGGTCCGATTCGGTCGAATCGGTATTTACACTGTTGAATACGCCGACATTAAACCCATTGACATTTAGTATTTCGTTATCAATTTGCGATAATACGAGTGGTTTGGCCGAATCGGGAGTCGTATTGTATACGTCCGGCGTAATAAATCGGCTGCTACTCGTGATTTTCTTGCGGGGATACACAAACAAATTGTCGCTTTTGTTGGTAGAAATTACATACCCGTTTTTCTTGTCGTAACGGATATTATTGCATAATTGGTATAAGTGGCGTGACGGAATGTATTTATCGGTGGTAGTGTAGACCCCGTCGTTTGTAGTAACGTGCGAATCCGAGTAGGTGTTTACTAGTTTAAATGTGCTTTCGGTAGATGCGGGATAGTTCGCAACACCGAGTCCGGTTGTTTTATTGTTTACGTCATACGTTTCAATAATTTGCCCTGTGCTATTATATGCGAATGTGTATTTATGGTTTCGCACAAACGTGGTTGTTCGCGCGGTAGGATCGGCGACTTTCAATTCAACCACGTGTAAAAAGGTTTCCCTTCCCCACGGAATATACACGAGCTCGTATTTGTCTTCAATCAGCACATACGATGGTGCGGCCGATACTTGTGCGTTTCCGACGTTAGCGTTTCCGGCAACATTAGGGGTAGCCGGAACGGTTATGTTTGAAGTAACCGATGCAACCACATTAAAACATTTATACGATAACGAGAGTCCGTTTTCTTTACTCAATTCGGATTCGTATGTGCTGGATGGAAAATTGGCGCTGGTATACGTAATTGGTCCGGCCGTTTCGCCGTTACGGTTATACATTCTTACCGACGAAATGGTTGTGCCGGAAATATCTGGGCGATAATCTGCGGCGTTACTTTTCTGCTCTCCATTTATCACAACTACCGCTCCATTATTGAAATCGTAATAGAGACAATCGTGTAGTTTATGGATCGGTTTTTTGGTAGAGTAATGCGGTAAATACACATTTCCGTGATATGGTAGATTGGACTGGTATGACAAAAACCCTTCTTTGGAACTTGCATTTAATCCGGCATATTCATTTTGAAACCAGTTCCCGAATATAATCGAGAGTGCTAACACAAACAATATTACCAAAAATAATACAAACGGACTTAACTTCATGTATATTTGCTTATATCCTATATTTGGATTATATTTTATAGTAGTTGTTGTATTTATCGCGCCATACTCTCTTCTAAAATGGCTGTTTCGGTCTTTTTCCCAAATGTAATAATAAATATATATAAATAGTTGCGCACGATATATATACCGGTATATCAATCATCCATTGTATTTATTCTTCTTTTTGGTTTGTTAGTTTGTCGCCATTTCCACTAAACAAATGCAATCTACTGATTCGGGAGATATTGAAAAACGCAAAGCAACCCGCGCGCGACAAACCCATACATTACAAACGTGTTTTCAGCCATCTAACAAATGGGAAATTGGCATAGACGAAGCCGGTCGCGGGCCGTTGTTCGGTAAACTATATGTTGCTGGTGTGGTTTTACCTAAAGATGATACATTTCGGCATCAAGATATGAAGGATAGTAAAAAATTTCATTCCGCTAAAAAAATAAAGGAGGTCTCGAACTACATTAAACAAAACGCTATTGCGTGGCACGTACAATCCGTTTCCGAAACCACAATCGATAAAATCAATATTCGTCAATCGGTGTTACAGGCTATGCAAGAATGCGCGAAACAATGTATCCGTCAATTATGCGAATTGTATCCCGACACCATTATCGAACAGGAGACGTTTTTATTGATTGACGGAAACGACTTCGTTTGTTGTTCTATGTTCGACGAATCGCGACAAATGCTACTTGAAATACCGCACCAAACGGTCGAAGGCGGTGACAATACATATACGTCTATTGCTGCCGCATCGATTTTAGCTAAAGTTGCCCGTGACGAGTACATCGAACAGTTGTGCGTAGAATATCCAGAGTTGGATTTACGATACGGGATTTCGCAGAATAAAGGATACGGCACAAAACAACATCTCGACGGTATTCGCACTCACGGAATCAGCGAATGGCATCGACGAAGTTACGGAATATGTAAAAGTGAACGTCTGAACCCAATTCGCTCACCATCCGCCCAAAAGGATACACCACAACTAGCGGCGAATTCCACGTGCTAGTAGAGTGTGTATATAGTGCCTACTATACGTAGATTATTTATTATAGGGTGCGCGACGCGTTTGCGCCGAAACTATGGATGGCGTATTTCGCAATACTTACTATTGCGAAATAATACAACATATCGGTTTTGTAGTTAGCGAATAAGTATTTGTATTTAGTGCAGTAAAATAGAGAGTCGTTATTGACGACCGCGCATTTTACGCGTCCGATTGTGTTTATATATTTTTCGACGACTCTTTCGTAACTTGTATCGTCGAGTGGAGCGTTTTCCTCCGGTCACTTTATTTGTTTCGTATGCGGACGTAATTCCTCCTAAATAGTTTACGTGCGGTTTCGCCAGAATTGGCTGTTCGGTTTGCGATACGTTCATTATATACTTCAGTTACATTGTTTGCGGTAATTCCGGATCGGTGTGCGATTATTTTGCCAATTTGTGTATGTGTACCACCTTTTCGTGTTTACCCACCACGCGCATTGGAGTCCAGCGTTTAAACTTTGGGTAAAAAACACATTCGATATATAGTTCTTTCGTTAAATCCACATATTTGTCTTCGCGCGTATTTTCGAAATCTTCGTCTTCGTCACTTTCTTCGATATAATCCAGGTTTCGGTTTTCGCGAATATTCCTAAATAGCCCGTTCATAAACACGCTTTTATCGTAATTTGGAATATATGCCACATCATAATATACAAAGTTTCGCGTAGAAGGCTTTCGGTAGGTGTTTTGCGCAGTGTTGGGCGATTGGGTGTTCGGTCCACACGCGTATAAGTGATATATGTCATATTGTACGTCGGCAATTACGCGAAATACCGTCGGAAATCGGTATTGTGGCTTCCCGTATTCTGGAATATATCGAGAGACAAACACGTCCGTTACAGGTAATCGCAATGCGGTGGGTTCTGGTGCGACCGGTTCCCGCAATCCATATATCACATTCAAGTGGGGAGAAATGCGCGTTAATTCGCGGTATTGTATGTGATGAACCGCATATGGAAAATTCGGAGCGGGTTGACTTGCGCTCCACATAAATGGTAAATATACGGGTGTTCGATGTTGTCGCGAAGAGGCTTCGGACAGTTGGGGCAGCAACTGGTCGGTCTCGAATAATTGTTTCAACGTAATAATTTTATCTGCAAAACACACGTGTTTTAGAGGAACACCTTTGTATACATATATATCTTCAATGACCAAAAACGGCTGGGTTGATTGCGCCGCGGTTTGAGAGTCGTCGCGAACTAGCGAGCCATACAATACAGTTCCAATATGGCATTCTTGCGAAAAATCCGTATGGGTAACGGTGGCGCGGACAATTCGCTTTTCTTTATTTAGTTCTAATAAATAGCACACGTTTTGGTCGCGATAAAATGTAAACCACATAAAATATTTTCTACCGGATGGAACGCCTAGACATATATCGTAGTTGGAGGGAACTTTCTTATGTGTAATGGTTTCATAGGAAAGTTCAAATTGCGAAAACCGTTGCAAAATACGATGCAATTGGTTGGGTGAAAGCTCCATTTTATAAATATAAACTGTATTATATGGAGTCTTGTGTTTATATTATTATACAAAACAGTTATAATCATACGTTCCATCATTACGATATGTGTATATTTGCGTAGGCCTACACGCTAGTATTCTCCCGAATGTAAAAAGTCGGTGAGTTCGCGAATCATTTGTTCCTTGTCTTTTTCGGAAATATATTCGAGAGAAGGATCTGCCGATTGTATATCGCGTGTTTGTGTAGTATTTTGTATTTCGCTAATGATATCGCGGTATTTTTGGGTTTGTGAATCCACAATATGTTTTGTTTTGCGAACGGTGTAATTCGTTTTAAGGTAATCCCATATGTATTGTAGGATTACAATAATACATATTGATAATAGCGCGTTTTGCAAAATATACCACCACATTATAATATTATGAAGTGTATTTTATTTACTATATTTTAACGACTGAACATATGTGTTGATGCCATCGGGCATCTACTACCATACATTCAACGTATATGCTAGGCTTTTACTCCATACGCCTAGACATTAACGGCGAAACAAATACGCCATAAACGAAATAGTGATAGCCCCACAGCTTATTTATTGTGTTTTCGATGAGTTTTATGTCTGGAAGCGCGCTTGCGATGGGTGCGTCTTGATCCACCGGAGTTGGAACCAAACGGCCACTTCCACTGCCACTCCCAGCTAAACCAATTGCGTTGTGCAGGTGCTGGCTGAACGGGGGCGGGTGGGAGTGGGGGTGGGGGTGGGGGAATTTCGGGTTGCTGCTGCAATACAGGAGAAGCAACCGCACCCGGAGCCACATCACTATTCGTTGGCGGTTGGTTTACTTTTGCTAGTTGTCCTGGAAGTTCATCCCCTCCACCCTTTTTGTTTTTTAGGTGTTTTCGCGTTTTGCGTTTTTGTGTGGCAGTCATTTTATATATTTATGGTGGATAAAAACGCTGTATCGTAAAACAACTAACAAAACAATATAAAATTTTTTGTGTATTTATATACAACTCCATAATTAAGATTTTTTACATAAAATGCCTTCTATTTTGATCATCGACCGAAATTCTACCATCAAATCACAAAATATTAAAGCGTTCGCGGAAGACGAATTGTATAAAAAAGCCGGGTTTAAAAATAAAAACGGTTTTGCTAAACATACAGAATGGTCTTTTACCATTAATAACAAGATTTACATTATTGAATTGTATGGAAAAACTACAGGCAGAGCCGGTCAAGAAAATAAATATGAGTTTCCGCCACCAGCGGATAAAACACTTTTCTTCGGGAGCTGCGTGCTGGTATGTAAAGAAAACGATACGGTCGGCGATATTTCTCCTAAAGAATGGGAAAAAGTATACGAATATTTACACGGTGGATTCGCAGATATCGACGGTGACTCTTCGGAGGATGAGGAAGACGACGAAGAAGACGCAAATGTTCCTCGCACAAAACAAGGATATGTAAAGGACGGATTTATTGTCGACGATGACGCTGACGACGAAGAATACACCGAATCATCCACTGACGAAGAATCCGCTACTAGACGCACGAAGAAAAACGCGCAATCAAAGAAACCGAAACCCAGCAAAAACCCGTCATCATCGAGTAAATCGAAATCAAAACAACCAACCGATACCGCGAATGCTCCTACACAAACAGCAACTGCTCCGCACGAACAAACGAGTGAAACAATCAGTTATGTGCAAAATGCGCCGGAAGAAGCTACGTATTTAAGTTGCACGGACGAATTAACGGAAGAACCATACGTATAAATAGTTGATTCCGCGTATAAAAATATAAAATTGAATCTAAATAAAGATTTCTATATAATATATATAAGCATAACCTATATATTACAAATACCTACATTACGAAGAACAATGCCCATCACAATTCAAAATCCTGAGTCGTTTCGTGAAAATATTCGCGAAAAATTACAATCCGCATTTATTACGCCAGACCATACAGACGAAAACGCAGCGAAAGTACACGCAATCAACCTTGAGAAGGGAGTATTCAATTATACCATCAAGGAATCCACCAGCCGTAAAATTGTGAAAAAATGGGAAAATCCGGCATTTACTCAATTATACTTGGACCGAATGCGCAGCATATACATTAATCTACAAAACAGCGAACTTGTTCAGCAAATACTTACCGGCGAAACATTACCACAAACAGTTGCGTTTATGACCCATCAAGAGTTTAACCCGGTTCGTTGGCGCGACTTAATCGAGAAAAAACGCAAACGCGATTTATCTAAATGCACAAACACGATCGAAGCGTCCACCGATATGTTTACTTGCAAGAAATGTAAGTCGAAGAAATGCACATATTATGAAATGCAAACCCGTAGTGCGGATGAGCCCGCGACTGTATTCGTAACGTGTCTCGATTGTGGCAAAAATTGGAAATCATAAGTGTGTTTGGCATATTGTGGTGTAGTTGTCTATTTATGTTATGTATTATTTATATATTACATAAATATAGATGTAGGTTCATTTACAAAATACAAAATTATTTTTTACTATTCGGTGAAACATACATTCGATAATTATTACATACCGATAAACTCATCGTCCAAGCATATTCTGTAATAATAAATGGTTAAACATTTTATTGCAAAACGGGTCTTTTGAGTCGGACGTAAAATTACTTAGTTGTTTGGAATGAATATGTAAATTAAAAATCGGGAATAGTTCATCATCTACAACTAAAAACGGTTGGTAAATTTGGGTTTGTGTCATATGGTTTGACCATACAAACGGAAACTCGTTAAACTTCACTACAGTAGTTTCATTTACAAAACCGCGCGTATCACCAGGCATATTTCTCGGGTCTACTCCGCCTAAATATTGACCTAATGCGGCTGCATCAAATAAAAAGGGGATTTTGTCGTAATTTGTAGACACAAATGCTATTTCTGCATATTTACTATCATAATCAGCAAAAATTGGAAATTGTGTCACGATTCCGGAGGAAAGATGTTTTGTGAAGTTATGCATATCATCGTGGGATACGCTATAACTGTCAAGTATTACCGATAACACGTCTGCATTTGGTATATAAATAATACTTGCGATATTTCGTTTATATGAATCAAACGGAACATACATTCGCGTTTTATCCAAAAAAGGGGATAACACATTTACGTTATAATAGATCAATACGTCGTTTTCTAGATGTATAACATCAGATAACTTATATTTTCGCATACATTCGTATATGTAAAAAAAACGAGCAGACGTCCATATCCAAAAACCGTCGCGAAACATTCTATTCATACCACTTTTTTGTGTATAATTATAAGTATCCGGTAATTCTGATACGTCGACTAACACTATTTTATCTGAAAATTCAGTAAAATACCCAAAAAATGATGATTCAATAATAACATAAATATTGGTATTGCCTAACAGTAACAGTTGGCGTATATTATCCAATATATACTCTTGAAAATTTCCCACAGACGTTAATATAATATTCATTAAAATTAATATAAGAACAGCATACAATATATTTATATTTGTATTTGAATAAATTATAAATACATTATTTATGAATACTGACGAAATAATAAAAGGAGAACGACTTCAACAACTGGCGGATGTGTATTTGGGTATGCCAGGTGATTTTACATATAATCCTCTTATTTATACGGAAAAACACAAACACCTAAATATAGCATCTATCATAAGCGAGTATAACAATCCTCCTGTTGTATTTTGTTACGGACATTGTATACAACTATTGTGTGAAAAATTGTCTTTTTTTATGAATGAGTTTGTTCTAATAACGCATAACTCAGATGCAAATATTTCAGAATCCTATGATACCTTATATATATTAACCCATCCACTAATCAAAAAATGGTTTGCTCAAAACGTATGTTTTCATCACCCTAAATTATACGTGTTACCAATTGGAATGGCGAATAATCAATGGCAGCACGGTAATCTTTCCTTTTTTAAAAATGCTGAGATACTCAATTGGTATAATACCAAAACCGAATATACATACTTTTGTTTTAATCAGAACACAAATATTCAAAAACGCTCTGAATGTTACAATAAATTATGCAATAAAATACCATCTGTTGGTTGGAATGCGCCCACTGAATATCACAGGATGCTAAGCAAGTATCGATTTTGTATTTGCCCGGAAGGTAACGGTGTAGACACACATCGATTATGGGAAGCATTGTATTTAAAATGCGTGCCGGTTGTTATACGGTCTCCGTTCATTGATGTTTTACAGAAACAATTACCGAATTTACCATTAATCGTTTTAGATTCGTGGGACGATTTTTCCGTAAGTATTTTACATTATGACCATAGTAAAATGGGGTCGCCAGATTATTATAACACTCTGACGCTATCTTATTATAAGCAACTGATTTTTGCCGGAACACGCGCTGCGTGTTTATAGATTATACTAAAATATTGGGTTTATAATATTTGCTATATTATAAACCAATGATAAATCAAAAAATAACAACATATAATTCATATTATATAAAACTACTGTTTCACAACGATGCAACGATATAATATAACTCTATTTATTTTTTATCGTAATCTTCGACTTGGGCACACGTATCGCGCGTTTAGTTTCGCCGCGTTTGATGGCGCTCGGCTCCGTTGCGACGATTTCGATTGCGCCAAGTTCCTTATTTGGAATATCTTCTCTGAACTGTACCAATGGTAATTTTTCCTCCACATTCCGTTCTCCACGTAACACATCGACTTTTGCGGCGGTGTCTATAGGACTCTCGTATTTTCCAATTGTGATCTTTGGATGGTCAATTTTCCGAATAAAATGGCGCGATTCTGCTTCCGCATCCGATTTCGCCAATATAGTAGGTTCTTCCATAAACCCGACTTTTTTGCCGATTTTTTTCAATTGCTGTTTCGTGCGTTTCGATACCGCATCGATGGCGCTTTCTTCCGCCTCGTCTGTATCGGAAATACGCCCTTCCTCCGCCTCGTCTAGTTGAAACACTTGTGTGATTTTAGCAGTGTTTACCGTGCGAACCTTGCGGAATATAAAACATACATTCAGAAACGATACCAGTTTTTCGTCTTCTGTCATTCGTAACGCCGTTCCGTATTCGTCCGCTATATCTCTGTATCGTTCCACCTCGTTTTCCAAGTCGGAAAATAGCAGTTCAAACGACGCAATGCCATTCGGTAATCCCATTTGTTCAGCTTCTTTTCGCGAAACCACTGCAAAACCGTAATCGTCCATTAATCGGGTCAGGTAATCTATGTTCACCAAATACTCTCGAAATGTTTTATTTATTGATTCCTGATACACATCGATGGCATACCCTAACGACAGTTCGTTTTCGGGAAACCCAGTCTCATCGTACTGTTTCGTTAATTCGAATATCTTATGTGTATCCCGCTGTATCGTAAACGACTCTCCTTTCCATTTATTCTGAAGTAACCGGAACACCTTTTTCCCGTCATAACACGTTCCGATAAAATGCCCTCCTAATGCAGTGCAATCCGCGACATTTCGCAAAAAGGAGTGGAGCGTTTTGGCGTTTTCGAAGAAATAATGCAGCGCAAATTGGCACGAACTAATCTGAAACCCTTCTTGCCCCACTCCGTGATGGCGAAACACGCCTTCTTCCAATACCTTACGGTCTTTCGCTCCATTTCCAAATAGCGCTTTTGCGATTCGTTTTTCCTTGTCGGTGATAAATGCGTCGCCATTACGAATATTTAACCCGCTATTTCCGTGCAGAAATATTGCGTCGGTGGCTCTCGGAAATTTACGGCGCGTATTTAGATATCGCGCACACGCTCCGTCTTTTTTGTTCTGGATATTGTCTTTCGATATATCGATTCCAAACACGAATGAGAGATTCGCACTCACCCATTTCGGTAAATCGCCGGCTTTTCCTACCGCAAAATCGATCAGTGTATCGCGTGTTTTTCCGACTCCCGTTATTAATCGGCGTTTCACATACAAATTGTGGAAATCCTTTAATCCCTGCGTTTTATATTCGCCACGAGACGAGGTATTGTAATATACGTCTTCATCGCCTGTATATTCCGGTATGTGGCTTCCAGTCATTAACATTTCTTCGGTGACTGGGTGATGTATCGACGACCAATTCGAGTTTGCTACGTCATACGAGTTACCAAAATTGCGCGATCCGCTCCGAAGTTCGGCGGTTTTGTCATATCGAACGCGCAATGGAACCCATCGCCAACCGCCGGATTTGTTCATATCGTATTTGAATTCGACAATCATCCCTTCTTCGAAATACTCTCCTTCCTCCGTTTGCATAAACGTGGAATTCGTGCCATCGCGAATGAGTGATACGTAACATACGTGCGCCTTAGGGTCATACGGTTCCGTAGGCTGAAATGGAACTGGTAAATATTCGTTTTCTTTACGGTCCGTCGTTTCGTGCGGTATTTTTCCGTCAATTACGTCTTGGAACGGGTTCAAGAATCCGTGGTCTTTTATGCTATACCCGCATTTTAAATGGATTACCTTGTATTGCGTGATTGTTTGTGCGCGGTTTAATTCGACACCGTCCGGTAAAATAGTGTGAATTTCCTCTTTTCCGTCCACATCGAGACTACTACTCACCAAGAAATCGATCGTATTAAATTCGGCGGGTTTCCATTTAAACGAGTGAACCCATCGCGGTTTAAACAAATGCCCGGTTTTTCCCGCGGCATCTCCCGCTACACCATACGACATTGGCGTAAATATTAACCCGTCTGTGTTGTATTCAAACACACTCTCGCGCAATAAATTGCGGCAACCTTCAAATATCGATATCGATTCATTTGTAATATAAAACTGCTTGCATTTGATTCGTAAATCCGCGCTGCACGCTTCCGGGTTCGGGCGGTCGCTAACAATCACTTTCGGGTTGATTAGTTTAATGCATTTGTATAGTATTCCTAACCGAAACTGCGGTTCTACGGCGGTGGTGTCTGTTTGCATAAACTGGTATTCGCGAATCGATTTTCCGTGGAGATAATACAAATCGAACGCCGCGAACAAATTGATGATGTTGCCTTTTTTGTCGTATAAAATATGTTCCCCATCAATAATTGTTCCCGACAACTCCTTTTTTTCTGTCATCATTCCTGTGAGTTGGACGTTCATATTGGTGTCAATCATATAAATACGGTTATTGTTCCCGATATATAGCAGTTTGCGTTCGCCGTCCGCCTTGTCTGTAACGCAATACCCTGTGCGAATGTTCGGAACGGATAACTTGTCCGAAACCGGCGCAATATTTTCGACACGGAGTGTTACCGATGATGGGCCGATAAAATCCTTTGTATTTACTCTGCGTGGTTCGTATGTTTCGCCGTGCACCGTTTTCATATACTCTTGTAAAATGTTGTTTTGTTCGGTTTTCCCGATAGGATACGGTGTTCCTTGCAATGCGCTTAATACCATACGAATACACCGGCGAAAACAATGCATTACTTTTTCGGGAGTATTGAACGTTATGGTGTTTATCCCGATACTTCGGTTATCTAACTCCAACTCGATTTCATACGTTTCTTCGTTCTCAAACACTCCGGCTTCTTGAACGGTGTATTGCGGCATTTGTGTTCGTCCTACGCTTTTAGAGCTGCGCACTATACTGATGTCCACAAACACTGGGTATTTTGGGTGTTTAAACTGGACGCGGTTCATATGACGGAATATCTTGCGGGTGTCGGACCATTTACTGATAATGTTTTTCGCCACGTTCGAATTCATACTGAAATTGCGTTCCATCTGATACTTTGCATTGAAATTAAAGTCGGGAAACTGAATGGATTTTATCGGCGTATTTGTTTTTTTGCTAATTACCGCGGTTTTTTGCGTGAATTTCAGTTTTTCGCGTTGCGAAAACATCGTGGACGGCATACTTATTATTTTATCAATACTGTTTGTGCGGCAATACTCTTGGATTAAATCCACTCCCATTATTTCCGTGCGAATATTCGATATGCGGTTTTCGCCGGTTCGCGCATCGACGTATTCTTCTTTAATACGCAACATATTCACACCGCGCGGATTTTCCGTATAAAACCCCTCGGAATATAAATGTTTCACCACTTTATCGTAATCCAATTTCGTAATTGCTCGACTATTTCGGGTAGTCCCAAAACTCACCTCTAACTCGGGAAACTGTTTATTCAACACCATCAATTCCGGATTTCCTTCGAAATATTCCTTTACCATTTGTTCAAACTCGGCTTTCAGGTTTTTCTGTTCGTCGATGTTTTCAGGAGAAGGTTTTGGAGAAGGTATCTGTTTAGTGGGTGTTTTGGTTGCCATATCGTAAAATATATAGTTGTGCTGTTCTGTATAGTATATTTGTATATAATATTTTGTGTTTATATGATACTCACCATTATTATCAATTTTGTGGATTTACAGAAATCCACAAAATATACTTTCAGAATCTATTAGAAAATACCCGTAAGACTACACACAAATACCCGCGCAACATACTTCCACTATTTTATCATAGAGTTCGCGCTTCTTGTATTTTGCAGTAGACACGTCCTTTTCTAAAACTCCGATTTTATACGCAATGTCTTCCAAATCCGACATTTTATACGCCGAAATACCCCTGAACGGTTTCGCGTAATGTTCTAAATGAACTTTTGTGTCGTGTATTTTTTGTATTT